GAAGTATTGACAAGTTTTCTGAGATAATCCTCTCCTTCTGAGAGTTTGTGCGTGTCCTTTAAGTTCGACATTACTATTATTAGTGGACATTGTGTGACTGTGATTTATACCTTCAGCAGGTGTATAAGTTTGACACACGAAACAGAACTTGTGACCATCAGTATATACTGAGTTAGCATCTGATGAGCCACATTTGTCACATGGTTCGTGAGCCACAAATTCGCTGGTTTCGTTCATACTAACCAATCAATTGGTATTGTGTGAAATGCACACCAAGGGATGTCATGTTTATCACACCACTTGGCATACGTTGTTTTCGATGATTTTGAGATTTTATTAAATGGTGCTTGAAATACCATTCTTAAATCTAAATCTGGGTTATCCCTTTTTACAGCAGCTACCTTCCTTCTGTCTTCTGGAGACCAATATCCTTTCGTTTCAATGTGAACATGATTAGGTAGGATAAAGTCAGGATGGTAATGATGCTGGATAGTATAGGGTATTTTAACGGATTCATATTCATATATGACTCCTAGAGTATCAAGGAGAGAGGCTACCCTCTCCTCTAACTTAGACCTATATTTAGAAGTCTTCGTCTTCGTCATTTGGTGGATCAGCTATATCTACAGAGCTATCTGTTTTAAACCCAGTTGTTTTACCAAATAGGTCAGCTACAGCAGCTTCATCTAGATCACCTGAATCAATTCCAGCAGCGTCGGATTTTAGTTCAACAACTTGAACGCCAACCAACTTGAGACTACTACCATAGGTAACCCCATCCCGTAGAATATAAGGCTTTTGATAGAAACCCAGTTTAACAGTAGATCCTCCATAAAGCGGTGTCTTCTTATCAGTTAACGGTGTACCTTCAGTATCAACTACAGGTGGTCTTTTCTCTTCATTCCAAGAGAATTTTAATTTATATTTCCCATCAGATACTTCTTCCCATGGTTCGGGTTTAAGAGTAGATCTTTTAGGATTCTTGAGCTTAGACTCTGCCCATTTAAGAACATCTGCCCTCTCAGTTTCTAGCTTGTCAACTATATCTTTGTTGACCACAGCCGATAGAGAATAACCAAACTTTCCAGGTTCTAGTATAGCTTGATAACCCTCTAAGGTTACTGGATTTTCAGTAACATGTACAGTTCTATTAGACATCACAAGCTCCATCCATTGCGTCTAGATCTTTACCTACCTTAGTAGGTGTTAATGCCTTAACTTCACCTTCTAATTTATCATAGAAGTCTTGAAGTTGTTCAATTTGTACTTTAACTTGTAACAACTGCTTTTCCTTAGCTTTAAGTTCAGCAGCCTTTAGTCTCTCTTCAGACACCACTACTATTGTAGGAGGTGTGAAGAAACTATCAAAAAATGATGAATACATTTAACAGAAAAAATAAGTCGAATCAATCACGGTTTCTGGATTCAGATCACCAATGATTGGCGGTTCAGTTTTAGCACCAATCTGTTTTGCAAAATCGGTGAGATAGTCTTGCTCTGCAAAGAGGTGCATGTACGTCTCCCTTATTATACTAGAGAGTTCGCTCATGTCAACACATCTACACAAAACGCTATCATGTATAAGAGCTATGGGATTATTAAATCTTATAACTCCTAAATGTAGTAAGCTGGCATCGAGACTGTGAATAAGATTAGGTGCAGTGGCAGCTTTATGCCTAAGAATATCCACCTGATCTGTATCATCAGTAGCTACTGTCAAACGACAGCGACCAAGTAATTGTAACTCTAATCTCTTAACTTCCTTCTTCATAATACGTTGTTGTACTACAAATCCAGACGGTGTTACCCATTGTATATCAGTAGATCCTTGTCTAATTACTTTAGCTACTTCATCCTCAATCCATTTCATTACTTCTAGACAACCAGGGACAACATTCTTCATGGCATCCCTGACTGCCTTTACGGTAACGGTAAGATCTTCCTTGTCGATCTCAATTCCTTTTTCCTTTAAAGCGTCACGAATGTACGATCTATTAGAGTAAGGCTTAGCATTGTAGGGGATTGTCATAACAGTCCTTTTGACTATCTTCCTGTCCATTACTTTCTGTATGTGCACAGGACAATTCCATTTGGCAACCTCCGCTACAACCTTATATGCGTCTTGTGGTCTATCAGCAGGCAACACATTGACGAGTTGTGCTGTCTTTTTATCTCTCGCTAATCCTGCGAGGATCTGAAGACCACTACATGTGGCATCCGTGGCTACACATAGCCCACTTGTGTTTCTGGTACGTTTAGTTACTACCGAGTAGTACTCCTCACAAGCTGCTAAGAATTGCCATGGTTCGTCCGCTGCCTCCCAGTCACCAATATTTCCAATTGGATCTGTGGCTACTCTGGTAATCAACGGAATGTTCTCATTCGTCCAATCCAGTCGTTCAGACATCGTTGACTTGTCTAAACCATATGTCGTTGCGACTTGAAAAGCTAACCAATCTTTACCTTCTTCAGTAATATACGACTCATCAGCAAATCTTATCAGTGCTTTGCCAAAGTCTGTATCCTGCGGTGTCAAGAATGCAGGTATCGGGTATGCTCTTCCTCGGTAATCGAAAGACCAAGGTATATAATACCTCTCACGGTTCCTAAAACGCTGGACTGCCTCCATTGTCATCCTTGTTCTACAAGAACGCCTGAACTCATGAGCTCTTTTATTCATTACTTCAGCAGCTTCTCTTCGATATTTCTTACGAGAATCTTTGTTATCTGCTATATCTACAGGTTTTGGTGGTAGATCATAATGAATAATAGGAAGAAACTTACCAACACTTATGCCACGCTCTTGTAACTCTTCAGCTACGGTGACTGTGAAAGGATTTAATTTGTATCCAACCTTCTGTATCTTATTGATAAAGGCTATCGGTGTTTCTCCCTGTATAGGGGGGTGACCAACTCGACGGACTAATTCATGTCCATGCATGACCTCATTTAAAATGTATCCGCCTGCACTATCATTGCTCCAATCCCTTGGTGGCACTAGCATCGGCCACGCTAATGGACTAAACAATTCAGCATTAGCCATTACCTCGTCCTTGATATCTAAAAACTCAGGTGTAGGTACTACATATATAGTAGTCTTTCTACCTATTCTTATAGGTTGTTTATAGAACCAACCACTTGATTCCATTATACAATCTAATAACCAAGCACCTAACTTAGTGCGTATTAAACTGCTCCAAGGTATCCATTGTTTAACATTGTAACGATTCATTAATGTACGAATCACTACAAGTTTCTGTTGTGTACCTATAGATTTATGCCAGTAATTCTTCTTTAATGTATTTAACAAACCAGGTGCATGAGTCTCATAATGTCTCATATGACATTCATCCTCAATAGCCTTACCTATAGCTTCACATACTTTAGTAGCTTGATTACTATCATCCTTGAATCCAAAGACCCTATCAAAAGTAATCTTACATGCTATCGCAGCAGCAGCCATGGGTTCAACTTTACTGAGATACTCGTGAATATCTCTAAAGGCCACACCCAATTTTCCTCTTTGTATCCGTAAGTTGGTATCATTAATTCTTTGAACCAATAAAGGTAACAAAGTGTCAATACTAGAGATACCATAAATAGTAGCACTCGCATAGTTCTGGCTTTCTAACTTAAGACTCTGATCTTCTAATCGTTTGAGTCCTTGTCTTATTTGATGGCGTTCTAATTCAACTTGCTCATCAATTTGTGCTGGTGTAGGTACTAGCGACATCATGAACCTCGTCGTTGATTTGGTCTATTAGTAATTGTTTAACCTCTTCATAATGTGGGTGATCCACTGGTATTGAATCTAAAGCCTTAGCTTCATACTCATATATTTCTTTAAGCAAGCGGGTCGTCATAATCTTGTAATTGTTCTGGGAATATGTGATGTAAATTATCAGCAGTACAGACAACAAACTCACTGACTCCTTCATCCATAATCTGCCTCGCTTTATTCCTAGCATGACCTTGAGATTGATATACATACTCGGTGACTTCACCAGTATCTAATCGTTTCTCACGTATAATGCAGTTGATAGATGATGGTATTTCATAGCCTGCTATCTTCCAGTCCATGAACTCTTCAAATGTAGGTAAATGCATACCAAAGAATTCAGCTGGTGTATCACTGATTGCTTTCCAATTGTTAGGAAAGTATGGTTTCTTTCTTTTCTTTTTAGTCATAGATCCTCTCTACATCTAATAAATAATCATCCATGAATGCTGCTTCTTCTAATGCCTCATAAGCTAGTTCTTCAACATCTTCTGGATCATCGTGTAAGTAGTCAGACTCCATAATAAGATCTCTGCCACTTTCTAAAACCAATCTATACTTAGGCATTAAGTTTCCTCTTGAGTTGTTTGAGTCGTTTCTTTGCTTGTCGTATCGCTTGTGGTTTCTTTCGTCCTTTGTCTTTGCGCTTTACGTCCCCGTTTGCGAACGGTAGGCGGATTGCGGAATTCATTTGCTAACTCCTGATACTGTTCAGTGAATTGATTCTCTGGAAAGTAATGAAGATAACAGAGAACAGCATTTAATAATAACCATTCCCTACTCTTTTTCTTTTCCATTAATACCTCTCTGGTATTTCATTATAAGCCTGCTGGACTTTATCTTGCAAGCTTTCTTCACCATCTGTAACACCTCCATGATGTTCATCATTAGTAGGACGATCTTGTACTTCCTTGACATCTATTGATATCACTGGCATTACGTCCTTGAGCTTCCTAGTAATATACCACACAATATCTTTAGGACGTTGTATGGTATCGATGGTGACTGTGAATTGATACTTCTTTGTCTTCATTAATTTTTAATTTCTCAATAGTATCTGGATAGTAATAGTAACCATCCACATAATTTAAAATGGTTACTTTTCTCATAGTTTAAAGTGATAAACAAAAGGGGTTGTGAATCCCTAAGAAAAGCCCGAAGGCTTTATTTAGAGAATCTGTAATAAAGTAATTTAGTAAACTTCTCTAAGTATAAGAAAGGTAATAGAGCTATTCCAAATAGACCTAACTTAGTCCTTTCTTCGGTAATAACAACTGGCAACTGTTTAGTTGATGTTGGTGTTACCTTCTCTAATGTTTCAATCTTACATCCATTCATCGGAGTAGATGTAGTTGTTTTAGTAGTCATTGGTTTTGGTTTCCTGCGTTTTGCAGCCCTTGGCTTCTTTGCTACTGTTGCTGTCATGATCTTACCTTCTTAGCGTAGGTTGTACCACGATAGCATAGTTTTACCTCTGCATCCTTGATTTGGTTCTCAATTAGCTGAGTCTTTAGTTTAAAATCAGTCATCATTTAATAATAAATAACGGCGGCGAGTGACTGTGAATCACTCAGTAAATAAAGTGGGCTTACATAAGTAATCATATAAGGAATACATCCTACCTGAGGACGTGTAGTGAATCCAAAATGATTGAACCCTTAATGCCACTAAACTTAGAGAGTGAATCTATGCATATAACTGCTCACGTAATTGATCTGCAATTATATTAGCTTTAATATCATCA